TATAAAGGCTAGGTTGTCATCCATTCCGTAGCCAGCGTCAAGCGTCCAAGTATCTAGATCAACCAAATGCCCACCGTTTTTAGCGATGGAACTGAGATCAAGAACCTGAGCTGCTCCGCCTACGGCAGAGGTCGGCAGATACCATGCTTTCAACGTGTTTTTCTGGATAAACCAGACGCGATTTTTGAACAAGGTGACATTATCAAGGGTCGTCGTGGTTACGCCGGTAATCGCGGGGGTCGAGGCGTTATCTATAGATACCCACGTTGAGCCATCGTAAAGCAGAGGCTTATCAACTCCATTGACCGCGTAAATGTACGATCCGCCGCTCGTGGTTACGTTCGTATATTCCCATATGGCGTTAGTCAAGCCGGTGACAACAGCGGCTCCTACAGCCCCTCCAGCAGTCGCATCGTATATAGAAAACGAAGGAGTCCCGACTACCGCGAATAGCTTTTCAGTCGCCCCGCCGGAATACGCGAAAAGGCTCTGAACCTGACCATTCATCCCCGTAGCGTGGCGGTTATACCCGCCGCGCAAGACGCAACTACTCACAGTCGGAAAGTAGTTTTCCAGCGTTACCGCGTCCATCGGCTCCATGTTTGCGATTGAATCACGGGCATTCCACCCACCGACAGGCGCGGGAATAGACTGTACGTTGGCAGCGGTTCGTTGAACCATTCTTCTCGTTGCCATATTACGGCCCGTATCCCGAATCCGGGATGTTATCGTAGCCCACAAGCACAGTCCCAGGACGAGGCGCAAAGCTCAGATTGGCACTCGACATATCCAACGCCAGAGCCGCTTCGTATTCCTCTAGATAATTGCGATACATCGCGGTCGTATCAAAACCCTTTGCCTCAAAATACTTGAGCTTGGTATTGAGTACGATCAAACGCGATGGGTAAATGGTCGTGTCCGTGTCAACCGTAAAGGATAGCTTGACGGTTCCATCGGCAGCATTTGCCCATCCGTTGCTGCGATATTCAAATCCGAGATATTCGGCGTTTGAAAATCCCGGCCAGATTTGGAAGTAATCGCCCAACAAACGCCAGCGAACGCGAGGGCCGGTGGAGATATAACCACTCAGCAGCCATTCCCACTGCTGCGCGGTTTCTGGCCCTAGCATTTCCCAGTGCTTGCTCTTGTCCCACATCGTCCTGGGAACTAGAGCCTCGTAATCCGCAGGCAGGTCATACTTCATTTTCTGGAAGTAGACCGTAGCGGCAGAACCACCGGCAGCACTAAAGTCCGCGTTCATCGTCACTTGCGTTGCCGAATCTACGCTGGCGATAAAGCAGTTTTGATTGATGCCTGTGCCGATAGCTTGATAGGTTGTATCAAGTCCCGTAGTACTAGGGATGCCGGTAATCACTCGGCTAGAGGTAGTCCAGTTTCCGGTAGTGGTTAAAAACTGCGTGTAGAACTGGTTCTGCTTCGTCATTGCTCGCCACGGATGTTTCCGCAGCAACTCGTAGCCCGATGCATTCATCAGAGCGAGAATCTGCACCACGTCTTGATTCGTGTTCGTGGCTACAAAAGTAGGTGTAGAAACGCCCAGCTCGTTGGTTACTTGCTGGACGAGTTGCAGCATCGTGTAGGACATTTAGACCTCTTTTTTAGGACGCCCCGGCTTACGTTGTTCCATCAGCATGGACATCTGTTCTTTCAATTCTTGAAGTTCGCGCCGCGTCTGATCTAGTTCCGTGTTATTGCTGACCTGATTCTTCCGAGCCAGAAACGCTCTAGCACGTTCACGCAGACCAGCGGCACCCATGCCAACCTTTTGCACTTGCGAATCAGACGCCGTGGCAACTTGCTCTACGGTCTGAAACTTGAGAATCTGCAACTCGGCCATTTGCCGGTCGTTAAACTCGTCAGGCGCATCCTTGTGCCACTCAATCAACGGAGTGCCGATTAATGCGCCATCGCTGTTTTGCATCTGGAAATAGAGCCACTGCCGAGGAAAACGCTCTTTGTGGTCTTCCCGTACCGGCTGGTCGATTTCCGTAGTCTTGTCGCCAGGAATCAAAATACGAACGAACGGCATACCTTTATAGGGGGCGCGGTCGTTCTCGTAGAACTCAACGTGCAAGTGTCCGTCCGGGTTATTAATATCGCTGTCTAGTGCCATTTCGCTTCTCCTGTGGGGATTAGGTTTTAGTACCGTTAATGCTGTACCACATCGCGTTTGTGACCGCGAAAAAGATGCTGGTGTGATCCTTTGCGATAGATGCTGATGTGGTTTGATTTACCGTGGTAGCGGCTTCATACGGATAAACTTTAATCGTATTTGTGCCGGAATTGGCTATGTAGATAGTCGCTCCCATTTGTGTCGGGGGCAACAAAACGCCAGTTCCGGCCGTTGAAGTATCAATCGAGTTGTAAACGTGCCGAAGTTGTAACGCGTCTGCTCTGGTTGATCCTGTCGCGGTCAGTCCGTCAACGCCGTCACCACAGATGGCAACGGTCATTAATTGCGGTGCGCCAGCACCAAGAACCCGTGACGGAATCGTCATATTACGCAGTCAATACTGATGCCCAAGTCGTTGCGCTCGTGGCAAAAATGATAACGGTCTTTGCGGTAGCAACCGACAGGTTCGCAGCAGCAGCGTTAATCGTTGATCCGGATTTCGGATAAACAACAATCGTCTGTCCAGAATCGTTGCGAATACCGATCATCGCGCCAACTTCTGTAGGAGGAAGAATCACGCCGGTAGATGCCGAACTGGTCGTGATCGTATTAAAAACCGCCGACAGTTGCAGAGCATCCGCAATCGTAGTACCCGTAGCAACCAGACCCGTAGCACCATCGCCGCAGATGCTAGTGGTTGCCAGACCAGAATTGCCGGACGCTTGAACTCTTGAGGGAATCGCCATTTTTACAACTCCTTTGAAATATAGAAAAATGCTGCGTATGAATTGTGGTCAGACCAGATCAACTTATAGTCCGCCAGTTTGTCCAACCACCAATGATACGGAAACACCGATAAATGCAACGGTTGCCCGATTAATTTACCCATATTATCAGGCACAAGGCTGATCTGGAAAAAACATGAATCCACGCATTCCATGACGTTTCTAATCACAGAATCCACGTTTTCAGGGGCTATATGCTCCATAACGTCCGTGCAATAACCAATGTCGCCTTTAACCCCAATCCTCTTGGTCAGATCGGCTATGGTGAGGGGAAAATTAATGCCCTTATCCAAACAATTGCTAGAAAAGTCCACCAGTTTAAGGCTTGCGCCGGTCAGTTCGTGGATGCGTTTTGCACCCCGACCAGTACCGCAGCCAAAGTCTACAACCAACGACTTTTGGGTGATTTCGGCTACTTTTACGAAAGCATCGGCTATTAGCTCCCCAGGAGCGGTATCCCGATAAGCAGGGATAGCCCACATCTGGCGGTATTTCTCGTCCTCTTCTATTGGGACTGCGTGTTCCCGCATGGATTTCACGACTTCCATGATCAGACCATCTCCGTCAACGGTAATCACGCAACCCAGATCAATCAGGTTATTGCAGACTTCGGGGAAGATTTCGGCCTGCCGCGCCATCGTCAATGAACTGGTAAACACACGCCCATTCATCGTGACTTTGCAGAGTGGATCTCGGTTATTCATGGCTTGCAGATAGGCATGACCCATCGCCTGACGATGAGAAGAATCGTACCCAAACAGGTGAATCTTGCGGTATCCCATCGTGTAGGCTAGGCACATGGTGGAAATCCCTACGGTCGTGCCGCCGCCGATTAGCGCGTATTCGTCCTTGTATTCCGGCAGGTGCGTCTCTATGCCTTCCATCGCAGGATGCCACGTAGTGACATTCCCAACCGCTTCAAACAGCGTTGGATGACATTGCGAGGAAATCAGATATTCCTCTGCCTTGCCAATCAAATCAATGTTTTCAGGTCTAGCGTCCAAAATGACCTGATATTCCGGCACGATGCCGTGACGGTTTAAAAACTTGGCTGCGCCGTTTAGCGCAAAGATGGTTTGTCCGAATGATCGCCGTTTTTCGATCATAGGGAGGAATTCGGCCAAAGAAGGGCCACCGCCGACAATGATGGCGTGACCATCATGCGGGGGTACTTGAGCAATCCAGCGATTGCAGGATCGTGAATTCAGACTGACATTGCCGAACAACTCGGCATCGTCGGTATTGCAAATGATCTCAATATCCATGCGAGATTGCGAGTCCGGGCGTCCCCGAACCCGCCCTCCTTTCTTAAGTGATGCGACCTTGCAGATGCGGACGGTTCATCACCACCGTGACCGTAGTGGTAGCCGAAGCCACCGTTGCGGCATTGGCGGTACGAGCACCAAGGATCTCCTTGCCCGAACCCGTTGCGCCAACCTTTCCAACCGACTTCACGCCCACGGCAACCGTAGCAGCAAAGTTAGAGGAAGTTGACTTAGCGCAAACCGCAGTACCTTCGATCTGATACCAACCGAACAGACCAGCAGTGCAAGCGGACATTGCAACGGCGACAGGACGAGCCTGGTTAGCCGTTACAGCCGCCAGCGTGGTTTGGTAGGTCGTGCCGTCGAAAGTGACCAGCGAACCTACGGTAGTGCTTGCCACGCCAACGAGCAGGATAAATTCACCCGCTCCGTAAGTCGGATCGAAAGCGCGTTCGATCTGACCCAAGACCGCAGGAGGAGTCGGGATAGCACTCGTTCCGTTAGCCATCGTTACGCCAGCATCGGTCAGAGCGATTTGCAGCAGACCGGCCTTGTTGTCATCAAAAGTGTATGCCATTTTATTTCTCCTTTAGGCGATCAGCACACCGCAAAACTGCGGCCCACTGCTCGTCATATTTCCTGCCCAGCCAATGAGCTTAACAACAGCGTCTTGGTTAATGGCTTGCCGTTCGCCACCGATAGGCACGAAATTACGATCCGCATGGGGCCGGAACATGATGTATTTCGTGTTCAGGAACCACATATGGTTAGCGGTTGCGGCAGAGCCAATACCACCGTCCAGCACCACATCTGAAGCCATACCCGCGCCGTAGTATTTCAGCGAAGCAAAACCAGCCCCGGCAGTGCTGCTACCAGAGTCGGAAATCCGCTGAATCGACTGCAACGATTGCAGATACAACTTGTAGTAGTTGTTATCGGCAACGATCAGATCAGGCTTATCCGTACCGCGAATCAACTGAACCGCCAGCGCATCCATGTAACCTTGGATATTGCTTGCAGTAACAGCCGCGCCGCCATCGGTTACGCCCGAATATTTCTCGGACTGCCAGAACGTGAAAGTGGCACGATTAATGCCACCGTAAGTACCGGACGAAGGCGCATCAGGAACAGCAGCACCGAGTCCGGTGATGTTCTTGCCCGAATTGCCGGTGCCGTCCAAATAAATATCCGAACCGATACGGTTAGCCAGTTGAGCCTCGGCTACGTTCATACGGCCATCAAGCAAATCAATTATGGCTTCCTTGCCCGAATTTTGAATCATCTCCAGACCGCTGATGGAAACCGCAGCAGCGTACTGGGTGATCGAAAACTGAGCAGCAGAAATCGGGCTATTTTGACTCACGTTCAACACTTCATAGCCACTATAGCTATTCGTGTTGTTGGTTGTCGAATCGTTGTACATGATTTCTTGCAGGATGACGTTACCGCCGGAGAATGTTTTCACATTTCCGCGTTCCTTCAGCCTACGCAGAAGCGCATTGTTCGATGTTACGTTATCGGCCAGTTCACCGCTGCGACTTTGAATGTTGGTCGCAATGATGTCACTGATCGAGCTATTGGCGAAAGCCATTTTTAAGCTCCTTAAAAGGTTTTAAAGTCGCTCACTCATGGAGTCAAACTGCTCTGCAAGAAGCGAACGTCTGTCTTGTGCTTTGGTAGCCGTTATGGTTCCGGGTGCGGAACCCCTCACGCTGACCGCTGCCGCCCTTGCCGACTTAGCAGCCTTATTCG